ATTGTCATATTCGATGGCAGAACCTTCGTCTTTGACTGGTGCAGCAGAAAAGCCTGATAGTTTAGTTTCTTCTTCGAAAGAACGGTCAGAAGTCTCTGATTCAAAGATCTCCGCATGTTCCTCCCCATACTTTGCATATTCTAAACCGAATAGTGCATTAAGACCAGGAAGTAGCTCTTTAAGAAGTTGCGCTCTAGAAATTGCCATTGTCTATACCTCCTACAGTCCAACTGGGTTACGATAAGCGTGTCCACCGATGAACACGTTACTACCATTATCAGTATGAGTGCTGTATATGACAAGCACTTCTTGGAAGGTATCGCTACCTGTCGCAGTGGTGTCAACTACATCAATGATTTGAAATGGTAGTGTTGAAGTGGTAGCAACAGAGTTGTTGATAGCAAGCTTGGATGCACCATTAAGAGTATTTAGTGTATTACTGATGATTGAAGCTTTGTTACCAATAACCGTTCTTCCCAATGTTGCCATTGTCGTACCTGAAGAGCATATAGCTGCTTTAAGTATGATGTCTGGGTCATCAACAACAAACGCATGTATATCACTAGCAACGATGCTGCCAGGATATTGATTGTTGAATGTTAGCTGACTTGTATTGGGGTCAGTATACTGACAGCCCATAAAAACACCTAACGTCCCAGTCGCTGGGAAAGCGGTTGTACTTCCGTCACGCTCAATAGTTCCGTCGTTTACACGCTTTACTAAGTCGCCTTTTCCGATAGCTGTGCCGTAGTTGCTAGCTATCTTCATTTGTCGAGTAGCACCTGTGTAAGGACGACCACCAATCAAACCAACGGGTACTAGCCCATAAGGGGCATCAATAGTTGGATAAGCCATGAAAATAGTCTCCTGTTAAAATTAATTGCCTTTACCAAAAGTGACCTTAGTCTTCCGTTCGTTAAATAACGGCATCCTAGGGTCGTTTTCTCGCATGAGGTTGTTGTCTACTGACTTCATCTGATTATCGGTCTGCGCTTTGAAATACGAAGTCCTTTCATCTTTGAGTTCTTCTGGAGCCTTGCACAGCATTAACCCTCCTATCACAATGTTATCTTTGAACTTTTCGTTCTCGATAGTTACCAAAGTGATTTCTGGATGGTCAACTGCCTTTACGGGTTCCCAACCTTCACGTAATTTTGAGGAAACGTTAGTAGCATCGACTTGACCTTGAGTGCTTGTTCGTATCCAACGGTATGTATACCCTGGCTCTGGCGTGGGCGAAGGTAATGTTTCGGGTCGCTGCCAAGCCTTCTTTTGTACTGTCTTCTCACGAGTTTCAAGTTCTCTGTTGATTCTGTTTTCAGCCATTATTCTTTCCTCATTTCTTCTGCAACCTTTTGGGCGTATAATTCGATAGGTACTCCTAATCTTTTCGCGATGGCGACTTGTGTTTGCGTTAGCTTTACCTTTTTAGGTGCTACGCTCCGCGTTGCGGGCGCAACCACATTAGCCTGTTTTTTAGGCTTTTCAGCCTCTTCAGTTTCTGCAATCTCTTCTTCAAACTTATCTGGGAAGAGCTGCCGCATACGAGAATCAATAGCCTCGTAGTATTCATCACTCTGCAAATCAACTCCTTGCTTGGCAAGTTTGTTGTGCAAGCCCAGTGCCAGACTTGTCATCTCATCGTCTGTACCGAACCAAGTGTTCTTTGAAGCCCAGTCCTGCGCCCGTTTATCTACTACGGGGGCTTTTTCAGGCTCCTCTTTAGTTTTTACCTCATCTGATTCTTCCTGTAAAGCAGGAATCTTTACGTTGTTTAACTTATCAGACTTAATCTTTGCACCTGTTAAGCTCTCCTGTGCAGCAAGAATAGCGTCTGCATCTCCAGCTTCATACGCATCTTTGTATGCTTTTTTAGCCTGTGCAAGTTCAACTTCTGCTGTCTTCTTAGCTTGTTCAACGAGAGCTGTTTGGTTCTTATTAACGCTGCCTTTTAGCTTGGTATTCTCATCTTGTATAGATTTTACAAACCTTTCTAACTCGTCACGCTCTCTTAAGGCTGCTTCTTTTGCTCGCCTTTCATCGTGATAGCCTTTACTAAAATGCTGTATACGCTTTCTAACTTTCTCAGAGTAATCCTCAAGCTCTTCGTCAGTGACCTCTTCGGGTGGCTCAGAAGGCTTACGATTCCTATCAGCTTTCGGTGTGTCATCAACAACTTCGACTTCAAGCTCATCTTTAGGCGTAGCTTTCTTGATTCCTTTATCATCTGCTCCGTTAGCCTTTGGTTCATCTTTCTCCTCGTTTTTACCTGATAAATCGACCTCTATAGCACTAGAGTCTTCTATCTCTATGTTTTGTTTCGCTGTATCATCAGGATCAGGAAACTTATATTCTACTTTTTCAAATGCCATTTTTTACCTCTTATGCTCTCGTGATACCACGAGGATCTGCTACTACAGCCTCTATAGAATCATCGTTTAATAAACGATACTCTTTTCCAGCCACCTTAAATCGTGTTCCGCTGTTTGCTCGAAACATTACGAAATCACCTTCTTTACACCATGCCCCATCAGGGAAACGCTCTTTGTCTTTATAGGCTCCATCACCCATATCCACAACGAGTCCCATGATAGACATAATATAATCGTGATGTATCTCTTTATCTGTTTTTAAAACGCTAGTATTCCCGTACGTCTTTTCTATCTCAGGTAAAGCTATAAGCACTCTGTATCCCACAGGTCGTGGTAATTGTTGTTCTAGTTCATCGTCCGTCAGTTGTACTACTTCAGTCATCGTCACCTTCCAGTTGTTGTTTCGCAAGGTCTTGAATATGCGTTATGCTGGACTTTAGACCTCGGATCAGTCCAACAACTTCCTTGTAACCTGCATAGTCTTTTGCTGACCCTGCTTCAAGGAAATCCTGTGCAGAGGCTATATCTGCCTCGATTTTACTCACTAGAACGTCGAATATTGTTTTCGCCACTAATTACCTCGTTGTAATCTAGCTGTTTCAAGAATAACATCTGATTCATCTTTTCTTGCTTTTCTCTCTTGTTCAGCCTGTTGTAGAGCTATATCTGCTTTGTCTTTCTCAGCCTTACGCTGCACTTCTTGCGCTTTTATCTGAAGTTCAGCTTGTTGCATCTGTACCACTGGGTCTTGTGCTTTCTGCTGTGCTGCCTGTTGTGCTGCCTGCTGCACATTCTGTTGTGTGAGCTGTTTGGCAGCATCAGCAACAACTCTTGACAAGTTAACCTCTATTTCTTCAGGTAACTCTTCGTTTGGTAGCGGTAACTCTACCCCAAGCTTTGCCTCTATATCTTTTCTATACTTATACCCAAGATGCTCGGCTATGTGTGCTTGTATGCCTGCCATAATCTGTTTTGCCTGTGGGTTCTGTCCTATCATTTGGGCTATGACAGGATCTTGCATAAACGCCATATGTGTAGCGATATGTGCGTCATGGTCTTGGTAGATAAACGCTTTCATAGGCTTGCCCTGTAACACCGCCATATTCTCGCTCACAGGATCGACAGGCTTGAGGTCGTCTTTGGTCGGTACAAGTTTCTCTGCGTTCTTCACCCCAAGAACTTCTATCATCTGCCTATGTAACTGGGGCAGGTCGTATATCTGTGGTGCAGTCTGTGACATTTGGAGGACAGCTTGATACTGCACCACACGTTGCGCCATCGTAGAGCTGTTTGGGTCTGATACAGGGATGACATCAATCATCATGTAGTCGGATTGTTTAGCTGATACATCACCTCTAGTTGGCACATACGTATACTCAGCAGGAGCATATTCAGACATTAACAATTTTAACATCTTAAACTCTTGCTTCATGGCATAATGCACACGTGCTTGTACGGCTGCCATCGGTTTGAGTGTTCTTTCTAACAGGGCAAGGGTTGTACCCACAGGAGCATTAGCAGACATATCCGATATGTTCATATCGCTCACAGCCCCTAATCTACGCCCTTCAGCGGTTATATCTTTCAATAATGCTAACAATACTTGGCTTGGTTCTTTGTATGGCAGTGGCATGATGTTATCACGTATACTGCCTGATGGTACATCTACATCCCTAAAAGACCCAGGTTCTATCGGTGTATCGTCCCCCTTGATACGCAAACCTCTCGACTTCAACCCCCCTGGGAGGTTTGCCAAAGTACCTGCGTCTACAAGCTGACGTATGATAGATGTCCCTGCCTGTGCATAGCCACCTATGATATGTATCAATCCAAGACCGTAGAACCCAAAGCCTGGGGTATATACATAATGCACAAAGTGCTGTCTTTTCAACATTAAAGCGTCATCAGGGTTCCAGTTTCTCCGTATAGCCAATACTCTGTATGACCCACGCTCTATAGATACTATATATGGCTTGGCTATACCTTCGTCTGAATCATCGACACCATCTATAATTATATCCGCATGTACCTCGTATATACTATAGCGGTTGTCGTTTGTGAGAGAATATCCCCCCTCTTCAGCTTTACGCTCTTCTATATCACTATGGTATGCCTGTGGCTCTCCAAGATCTACATCCACGTAGAACCCGCTAGCCTGTAGCTTTTTCAACTCGTTCTTCGTCTTTCGCATGACATGAGTCACACGCTCTGCTGTTTCTATGTGCGATGCTCCGTAAGGTACGATCACGTCTTCTGCAGGTATGAACACCGCTACCTGTCGCCCCATGTTCGGGTCATAGTATACTTTCTTAAACCCAGACCCTGCCAAACCAAGGTTATATAACAGACGCTCATGCTCTGACCTATACTCCACCATGTTCTCTGTCAGCTGATAGTTCATGTCTGCCTTCACACGATTAGCCGCTTCTAGTTTCTCACGTGTTTCTTCACCCAATATCTTTGTTTTTACAGGTCCCTGTGCAGGAAACGTCTCACCCATTGTTTCTGCCTGGAAGCGTATGGCTGCTTCTGCTAACACGTTAGAGTACACACCACAAGCTCCTTCCCAGGGTTCACTACGTTCTTCATACTTGAAACCCAACACGTCCAAACCACGAACAAAAGTATCTGCCCACTCTTTACGGCTTTCCAGATCAGAATCAATATTACCCAATAACTCATCAGCCACAGCGGCTAACTGATCTTCTTCCATATTTTCAGCTATATTCTCATCGAACGCCCCTGTGCTAACACCTTCCGCATCGGGTACGATGGTCACTTCCATGCTGCCATCATCTAACGTGACCATATCAGGGTTTACGATTTCTATCTCAAGTTGTTCTGTTTCCTCTTCTTCCACACCTTTAGGAGCTTGGAATAATCCTTTCTCTACAGCCATCAGTAATACCCGCCTCTCTTTTGTTTAAAGTAAACGACTTCTTCAGGTTCATCACTCGGCAGTCGTATAAACCCACCCTGTCTGAATCTCATCAACGCCATGACGGTGGAGTCAACCAAGTCATCGTGGCTCATGAACGGAAACCCTGCTATCTCTTCGATTAGCTCCTCTGCCCATCGTGTTTCGGGAACCCAACACAGACCTGATGACACAATGTCAGTCACGGAGTTAAGTCTAGCTAGCTTGTCACCAGATCCCCTGTGTGGTGTATATTCCTGTATCGGTATACCCATTCTCCTCATTTCTTGGTACAGCGCAGTTCCTGCACTCTTTTTCTCCACGATGAACGAGTCAGGCTCCCATTCTCTGTATTCTTCCATAGCCAGCTCTTTGAGTTCGGGAAACTCCAACCGTCGTTTTATGCTATTTAACAATATAATGTTATAGTTGTCCACCTCTTCATTCAAAAACACACCCCACGTTGTCAGACCTGTATAGTCCGCACGGTTGTGTGTCTCTGCTGCTGCGTCCAAAGACATGATAATATACTCACATATCGGTGGATCTTCTTTCTTCCACATCTGCCACCACTCACGTTTGACCAACGCGGCTTCTTCTGCTGTCGGTTCCTGCTGATACTGTGCGTTCCACTGAAACACAGGCATAGATGCTTTCGTTCTGAGTAGAGCTTCCATATCAAAGAACTCAGGCCAGAGAGGTTTCTGCACAATCTCTTTCGTCTTCTTGTTCTCTACGTCCATTATGGCTGGAAACTCCACAACCTCGTACTGGTCAGACTTGTCGTTGTTCACCATATCCTTGGTCACACGTCCTGTCAGGTCGTCCATATGCCACCGTGTCTGTATGATAGCTACCCGACCTCCAGGCATTAGACGTGTTCGCGCACCGAATGTGAACCAGTCGTACGCTTTCTCAAAGACTTCAAAGTTCCCGTTTATAACATCCTGCTCGGAATGGGGATCATCAACGAGCAAGAGGTCAGCACCACGCCCAGCAATAGAAGAACCAATACCACACGCATAATATTCACCTCCTGAATTTGTGTTCCAACGCCCTGCCGACTTAGAATCCACAGCCAGAGCCACTGTCGGAAATATCTCCTGATAGGATTCTGTTGCGATTAAGTTACGCACTTTACGTCCAAAGTCCACCGCTAAGTCTGTGGTGTGCGATACCATCATAACTTTCTTGTTCGGGTTGCGTCCAAGAAACCAAGCGGGGAACATTATAGAAACAAGCTGGGACTTTCCGTGTCTGGGAGGAATATTTACACAGATTCTGTCCTTCTGACCCTGCTCTATGTCCATAAGCATGGTTGCAAGCATCCTATGATGTTTCCCCACTATGTAATCGGGCTGCATGTGCTTACAAAATGCTATCAAATCATCATATGCTGCCTGATTATGCTGTCGTGTGGCTAATTCATCGACCATTCTGTCTATTTCAGCCACTTCTTCAGGTGTATATTGGTCTAAATTATCTAACATGACCTGAATTTCGTCCTCAGAGAAGTCAAGAGCGTGTTTATTCACCTTTTTCCTCGTCTAAACCTAGCTCTTTGTCCACATCTATGGGTTCACCATCAATTACAGCCGCATCTTCGACTGGATTTACCAATTTTGTTAGCTTGGAACGCAATCTTTCCCGTAAATCGTCCGTAGACTGGTGTGTTATGGTCACTTCAGACTTCTCAGCGAACAATCCTACGTCCGAAATCTTACCTAAAAGCTCTAAAGCACGTATTCTGACCCTCGGATCAGGGTTTTCGGTCTCTTCTATGAGCTTATTCGTTACCAAATGCCGTATTTGTACTGAACTTTCGACTACAGAACGCCCAAATTCCTTTAGAATATTGTCTGTTAGTATAAGAGAGGCGGGTGTTAGCGTGGACATTTTCTTTTCGGTGACTTTTTTTGACACATCTTCAGGATCATCAGCGTAAGCAACGGATAATCTTGCGGCTGCGTCTTTATCTTCTTTGGTTGGCTCAAGGTCGATGCCATGTTCCCCCAACTCCTTCGCTGTATTCGCGGCTGCCTCTACACGTGTCTTTAGGTCAACCGAAGACTTACCCTTTTTCAAAGGTACATTCAACTCTGGTTCTACTACAATAGTCATTTGGTTCGATTATATACTACAAAAAATTTTTTACGCAAGATATTTGGGACTCCAAAGGGGGGTGTTCCTATATAGAGGGGGGTGTGGGGTCAAACTCAGAGAAATGTGATTTATTTGTGTAAAATAGTAATATATAGTGTAGTGTGACAAGTTATAATAAAAGGTGGGTAGGGGTAGGGTATGGGTTCGTTTTATGACATAACGTGGTAAGTTGTTATAATGATTGTATCAAGACAAGGAATAAGCCTTACTTGATTAACTCAACTCGGTTAGTCAGCTGACTGACCAAAACAGAAAGGATTGTCATCATGACAAAACAAAATAAAAAGAACTTACCCTTATGGTTACAAGAGGACAAGCAAGATGAATTTGAAACAGAGTTCATGACTATGCTTGATAGTATTAAAACTGTAGAAGATGAGTTTGGTACTATTGGTAAACTAGCAATAAGAATGCTTGACCATTGGGGCTTTACTCCAACAGCTTGTATATCTTGTTGGTCTAACGCAGGAGAAGGCTACCTTAGAAAAGATAAAAAGGTAGGTCTAGATTGTGCTACTCCGCAAGAGTATAGAAGAGCTTATTCTCTTGCCGCTAAATGGACTATTAACAATCTTAAAAAGTTTAGTCCAAAAAATGCTCGTAAGATAAACAATGCTTACGTTAAATACGAGCAAGAGAGATTGAACTTTCTTAAGGATAATCCAGAAGAGTTCAAGAAAGCTGATAAGCATGCCAAGGCATTATTACCTAACAAGGTAAATAATATTAAGTTCAGAGATAAAGATTATTCTGAACAATCAGTTG